CAGCACTTGTCTCCTCTAGCTTCTTGCCCTTTGGCAAAACATCTATCTGATAATCGTATTAGTCTGTCAATTTTCTGATCTATCATACAATTCACCTATAAACTGTTTTTTGTTGTATCTTAATTCACAAACTCTACTTCTGAATTGTTCATACTTTTGCCAATCTTTTATTTTTACATATTTATCTATATCTTCTTGTGTGTAAGTAAGTAGCTTTATCAACTCGTTATCACTGCGATCCTTAATCATTGAACCATCGTGCAAAACTCTCATGCTATCTACTTGTGTTGTTAAGTTATTCATATATATCTCCTATACCTACTATTATGCATATAAAAGTACACAAAACAACAATTAAATACAAATAAGTGTATCTTTTTTTAATTATGCCCTTATACTACCAGTATGAAAAACTTAAAAACTTTAATGATTACCGACAAGACACATAAGAAACTAAAAACCTATTGCCTGAAAAACAACCTTAAAATGAAAGGCATAGCAGATCAGATTATTAACCAATACTTACAGAAACAAGATGGACAAAGCACTAGGTAAATTATCTAGCGACAAACACGCATCATGCTCTGGGATACCAGTGCTGTTTGGTGTCTCGCCTTATGAAACTAAAAACGAGTATCTAAAATCAAGAATAGATGCACGTGCTGGTCAGAATGTCCGTACAGATAAAAACAACATGCCGATAGAAGTTGGCAACCTGTTAGAGAAGCCATTGATAGAGTTTACTGCTGAAAAGCTTGGTCTCACTAATGTCGAGACATCTATAAAACAAGCGGTTCAACATCTCGAATTTCCCCTCGAAGGCTCTATTGATGGCACTGCTTATGCGCAGAACAATATACTTAAACCAGACAATCAACTAATTTATACCGAAGATGACCAAGATATTTTGCTTGATGGTAAGGGCATCATAGAAATCAAAACAACTAGGCAAATAGCAGAGCCAGATGGTAAGCCGCCACTTTGGCGAGGTGTTTTGCAGACCAAAGCTCTCTGTGCAATATGTGGGTATGATTGGGGTGTCGTGTCAACCCTACATAATACCAACGACTTTAAGATGTTCCTGTTGCGCAGAGACTTTGCCTTTGAGCGTGAGCTTAAAGACATCATAACTGACTTTGAAAGACGTATCAAAGAGCAAGACTGGTATGCACCACAGGTCTTGCCTGATTTACAAATCATGCACCCTGTCAGTGAGCAGACTGAAGCTGACCTTAATGATGACGACTGTAGTTTTCATTTGGATCGTATTACAGATAACAAAGAGAAGATCAAGCTCTTAAACGATGAAATAGAAAAATCACAAATCTATATACAGGCTAAGATGGGTAATGCTGAGATTGGTACTAACGACAGATACAAAGTCACTTGGGGTACAACTACTTACAAACCACAACCTGAGAAAGTCGTACCTGCCAAAGATGGCTACACCATTAGACGTAAGACAGCAACTATTAAAAAGCTAGACCTCTGACTGTATAAAGCTGTATAAAGCAGTATAAAGCTTCACATACTTTTTGAATTATTAAACTTGGTAAGTTACATTAGTGTAATTTGTATGCTAATGTGTTTTCGTGAATAAAAATCGTGTCAACCTAATTTGTTGAAACAAGCCATAAATGTCAAAAAGAAAAAATCCTTTTGTCGCACATAAAATATGTAAAAAGTGCAAAAGCATATTCAAAATGAATCATAAAACAAATTCTTATGAAGCATGGTATGCAAGAAAATATTGTTCAATAAAATGCAAATACGAAGATGTTAAGAAGTTTGAAAAACAATGTCCTGAGTGCAAAAAACTATTTATTGTAGGCATAAAAGGAAAAAAACAAGTATGTTGTTCAATAAGTTGTGGGTCAAAATACAGTGCAAAGAAAAGACCATCGCAGAAAATAAGGGTTAATTTTACAAAAAAATGTAATACCTGTGGACAACAATTCAAACAAGGTGTAAATGAAAAGAGACACCAGTTTTTAGAAAGAAAAAATTGCAAAGGTTGTTATCCACATAAACAACACCTCTATAAAAAATACCCTAAATGTTTATATTGTAAAAAAGAATATAAAAATCCAGCAGAAACATTTTGTAGCAAAAAATGTTATCAGAATTATTGTAACGAAAGAGCAATAATACATTATGGAGAAATATGTTGTTGTGGCAATGTTTATGATTCAAGAAAAAAAACAACCCGTTGCCAAACTTGTCGTGATTCTTATGGCTGCGAATCTAACATTTATAACTATTACATATATGAAAAAGAGTACTTAAAAAAATATGAAGAATTATGTAAATGGAAATGATCTATTAACCAAAGGTCATGTTTATTTAATAACCGACCCACATGAATATTTTATCAAAATTGGTCTAGCTAAAAATATAAAAAAAAGGTTAGTAGGTTTACAAGCTGGTAACCCAATAGAGTTGAAAGTTTTACATTGTTTCGCTTTTACTGAATATAAAGCGGCAAGAGCATTCGAAACACATTTACTCAAATTTTTTGGTCACAAAAGAATCAGGGGTGAATGGTTTGCAAATTTAAACAACAATGATTTAGAAACAATACACAAACATTATGTGGGTTTTGAATATTTTTATATAAAAAAGAAACACGAAAAAAATTATTACCAAAAAATGCGTGATGCTAGAAAAATTGCAATAGATATGAAAATCTCAGACTTGAATATTACTTATAAACAAATTACACAAAATTTAAGTGAATTAGGCTACTCGTTACACTTTTCAACAGTAGGTGAATGGGTTAGGGATGAGAAAATGAAGAACATAAATTTCCGTAAACAACTTAAAAAACTAAATCTCTGACCAGTACTTGCCTTCAAAGAGTAAGGCTTCTGCCTTTCTACGTCTGACCAAACCCTCTAAGACCTCACCACCTGCTTTGTTCCAGCGTTGGATTTCATGTGGTATATCTGCATATTCTTTAGCGTTAAGCTTAATCAGTAAAGTAGAACTTATTAGGTTACCTGCACCTAAGTTATACACCCAAGCGACTAAAGCATCGAACTGATGTTGCTCTAGTGGCACATCTACTAAGTCATTGATATAACCTTCGTATTCTTCTAGCTCGACATCCAGCATGTGTTCTGCATGATCTTGTGACCACGTATCTCCTGCTTGTACTCCTTTTGTGTGTCCGTAACCTATTGTCCATTTATCTGCTGGACATTTGTAAGCTTCTAGTTTACAGCCTTCAAACTTCTTGATGAGGGCTTTGCCCTCTTCTGATATCTTCATCTTATCCCCATACTTTTGTTTTTTTGCCACCCCAATACTCTACAGCGTGGTTTTCTTTTATTAATTGTTGACATATATCTTGTCCATCTAAGGTGTAGGGTATGCCTAAGATTCTGCCATATTTGCCTTTGCCTAAACTCTTGACCATTAACTGCTCACCGCACAACTCACTCAGTCTTGACTTAGCTAACAAGCCTAAAGCTTTCTCTACCCTGTTGCGTGTCCTAGATTCAGGTGTGTCTATACCTGCTAGTCTAACTCTTTGTTTGTATAACCACACACCAAAGCCTAAGTCGATATGCACATCAATAGTGTCACCATCAATTACTCGATCTAATTTGCAGTTATAGATAAATGCTTCAACCATCTGTATATATTTTTAAGGGCTTACTTTTGCCTTTCACCTTAATTGGTTCTAATGATTGTAACCTATAACCAGAGTATTTTTCTGTTTGTTCACCAATTAAAATATCGACACCTCGTTCTTTTGTCGCACTTTCTAACCTTGCTGCTGTATTAACAGCATCACCTATGGCAGTATAGTCAAATCGTGTTGCACTACCCATATTACCTACAACAGCTTTGCCTGTATTTATGCCAATACCAATACGAACTTCTAACCCTGCTTTTGTTATTTCGTCTAATATTTCACGACCTGCTTTGACAGCTAATTGCTCATGGTGCAGCAAATCTAAAGGTGCGTTAAATATTGCCATCATCGCATCGCCTATATATTTATCGACCATACCACCATTCCTCTGTACGACCTCTGCCTGTATAGTCAGTGCCTTGTTCATAATCTTCGTGACTTCTTCTGGCTCTAGCTTTTCCGACAAGGCAGTAAAACCCCTGACATCAGTAAACAAGAAAGTACAGTAGCGCCTTTCGCCACCTAGTTTCAACAAACTAGGGTCGTCTTGTAAGCGCTTAACTTGTCTTGGATCAAGATAATGCTCAAACTGTTTCTTAATCTGCTGACGTAGTTTGTACTGTTTACGAAAGTTTAGATAGTAAGCCAGACTAGCTGTGACAAACTCAGCTATCAAAGTATAACTAAAATCCAGCAAAACACCTGCTCTGATCGTGTAAAGCCCATAGGCAGCCGTTGAGCAAAAGATTACAGAAGCAAGGGTAATAGACCATGTAATACCCATAAAAGAGCTTACAAGCCAAATAAGAAGGCACAAAATCAACAAACTAGCTAATTCTGCTGTCAAATGCCAATAAGGTATATAAGGGCTGTTGGGTATAAGCATAGATTCAGCTAGTGCTGCTTGTATTTTATGTGGCTCTAACAAACCTACACTTGTGGCTAGTTGTGGCATTACACCTTTGGCTGTCACACCAACAAAGACAAACTTATCTTTGACAGCCATTTCTGTCAGTGTGGTTTGTGGTGTATTTACCCAAGACAACCAGTGTCGTCCTAAACTGTCCACCCTAGTCTGTGGCAAACCCTTGACCTTGATTTCTTCTATACCTGCTGCGTTGGTCTTAATGATAAAAGTATCTGCACCTGCTAGGGTTTTAAGTACCTGTGTGCCGAAGCTAGGAATCCAGCCATCAGGTGTCTGTAACAATAAAGGCAGTCGTCTGACTAGATTATCAGCATCAACTGGCGCTGACACCATGCCCTCTAA